AAAAAAGCAAAAGAGAGATCAAGAGAGCATGATCCGAGAAAAGCGCTTGATGAATTTGAGGTCTGGTTCAGAGAAATGGTTAATAAATATAAGTAAGTATGGCGATATATATAAACGGGACGGCAATCTTAGCTGATGGGGTTGTTGAGCCAGTGAGCTTAACTGACGCAAAGAATTGGATGCGAATTGATTATACATCAGATGATACTTTAATACAATCATTAATTAACGCATCAAGAGTACATATTGAGAAGCTGACTGGTGTTGCTTTTGTAAATAAACTACTTAAAAGCTATATTCAAACAACTGGTTACGAGCCGAGTGTATGGATGGTTGATTTGCCTTATGGCCCAGTTATTTGTATAGATAGCGTAAAAATAAAGACTGGCATAAATACTTGGGAAACATTGACAAAGAACGAGGATTACGAGGTGATTGCTGGCAAACTTTGGCTTTATACTCAAGGCAATTATGAGGTGCAATATCAAAGTGGATTCAGCTCTGTACCAGAGGATATTGCAACAGATATTCTTACATTGACTACATGGCAATATGAGAATAGAGGAAAGAAATTTGAAGGTGATGCTAGATCAGGACTTTTGCAAGCATATCCTAATTGGGATGGCTTAAACTATCATCAATATAAAAAGATAGTAATATAATGGTAACTCCATTAAATATTAAAATAACTGGTGTAAACGAAACTTTAAATAAGTTAAAAACTAACTTTGATAAAGCTAAAATGGAAATTGATAATGAAATGGCAGCCACAATGGTTGACATTGTTACTATGGCAAAATCAAATGTTCCAGCTAATTTAGGACAATTAAGAGCTTCTATAAACGAAAAGAAAAATAGAGAACTTAGTTACACTATAAAAGTAGATGTTGATTATGGCCAATTTATTGAGTTTGGAACTGGAGATTTTGCTGCTAGTTATTTAAGCAACAAAGAAGATGAGTGGAAGAAATATGCTTTTACTTTTTATGAAAATGGTAAAGGTAGAACCCCAGCTAGACCTTATTTATATCCATCATTAAAATATAATTTAAAAAGAATGATGGTTAGATTTAGGCAAGTAATAAATAAATATGAAAGATTGTAGTAACAATATAAGAACTGCATATATAAATAAATTAAATGGATTTTTATCATATAATGGTAAAAACGTACCAGTTTATGGTAATAGCCCATTTAAAACACCTCCTAAATACTATGTTATTATAGGTGATATACTAGAATCTGCACAAAACACAAATCAAAGTTTTACATCTAATGTAGATGTTACAATAGATATATATACAGAACAATACTTAACACAAGATAATAGTGTTGCAGATAATATTTCAAATCAAATCTTAACTTTGTTAATACCAACAACTGGCATTGCAGACATTGGAGATTCTGATTTTCAAATATTTGCAATGCAAAGAAGTTCATCTAGGTATTTAACAAATCCTAATGGACAAAATTTTATAGTAAGAAAAATATTAATAATAAACAATTTAGTAAACCAAAAATAAAACAACAATGGCACAAGTTCAAGGTTCATTACAAAACATCGAGATTGACGTAGCTGGTGGTTCGTCATATAAAAACCTCGTGTGTTTGCGTACATCTTCTGTTAATTCAACAGTAGATTCAACCACCGATCAAACAAATTGTGGAGTTCTTACTGCGGTAGGTGAACCACAAATGAGTTTGGATTTTGATGCAATATGCGAAACTGCTCCGACAGTTGCACAAGTTTCTTATAACTCTTTGCTTTCTGCATTTGCTAATAAGACTCTTGTAACTGTTAGAGTTCAAAACCCAACCGTTACTGGTTCAAGCACTGGTGCTGCATATTACCATCAATTCTCTGGTTATATCACATCATTGACATTTAACCAAGCAACAACTGAATTTATTAACTTCTCTGGAACAATTGCTTCTACTGGAACAATTGATGTAACTGCTTAATTATGAATTACACTACTATTACTATTAATGGCGAAAAGATTGGTTTAAAATTTGGCATGGCTTCTTTCAGATATTTATCTGAAGGTAAATTTGTTGAGGGTAAATCTTTTGCTAATAATCAACTTACTGAAATTGGGATAGCTCATATATTATATAGTGGCTATTATAATAATTGCATAATTAAAGAAATAGATCCAAGTTTAAATTTTGAGAACTTTGTTGACTTTGTTGAATCTAATATAATAAAACAAGATGGTTTTTCTGAAATTCAGAAGGCAGTCGAATTATGGGCTGCCTCTGATTTCATAAAATCAGAAGATAATTCAAAGCAAGAAGAATCAAAAAAAAAGAGAATTCGTGGGAAGAAGTAGAAGCCTTTGCTTTCGGAGAGCTTCAAGTCTTACCTAGTGAATTTTACAAAATGAGTCCAAGGCAATTTTCATTAATGGCTAAAGGATATAAAGAAAAAAAACTTGATCAATATAAATTAACTAGGTTGTTAATGTACACAATGGTAAGGTTACATGGAGATCCTAAAACATCTCCTAAAACACCAGAGGCATTGTGGGAGTTGCCAGGTGATGAAATAACCGGTGCAATGTCTGATGAAGAGGCAAGAGAAATATTTAAAAGGTTTAAACAATGACCAACGAAAGGATAGCGATAGATATAGATGCAAATGTTGGTGTAGCCGCCAAAAATATCGAAGATTTTTCTAAGCGATCAAGAATTGCTTTAACAAATCTAAGCCTTGTTGTTCAAGATTTACCTTTTGGATTTATTGGTATTCAGAATAACTTACCTTTTTTAGTTCAAAACTTTCAAGAGTTAGTAAAAACAAGTAATGGCGTAGGTGGGGCTTTAAAAAATATAGGTAAAGAATTAGTTGGCCCAGCGGGTTTATTTTTTGCTTTTAGTGCAGTTACATCTTTAATAACTGTAACAATACAGAAATATGGTAGTTTAGCAAATGCAGTAAATGTTTTAACATCTAGTAATAAAACTGCAACTGAATCACAAATATTATTTAATAAGGAATTATCGAACGCGACAAAAGAAACTGGGGCAGAAGGTGTCAAAATAGGATTACTTATACAAAGTTTGTCAGACTTAAGTAAGCCTTTAAAAGAAAGACAAGCTGCATATTTTGAATTAAAAAAGATACAACCAGACATAGTAGCTGGCATAACTCAAGAAAATGCTTTAACTGCTGCTGGAGTATCTATTTTAAATGAAAATGCAAAAGCTAGAAAAGAATATATAAAATTAAAAGCACAAGAAAGTGCTATATCAGCAATTTTAAATCAAAATGCTGCAAAAGAATTAGAGTTAAATACTAAAGTATTAGGCGCTGCTCAACAATTAGCAAGCACTAGAGAAAGAATATCAAAATTACAAGATAGGGTTTTATCAGTTCAGCAACAAAATACTTTAGATGTATTAATAGAAAAAGAAAGAATACAAACATCTAACTTAATAGATTTAACAAAACAATATAATAATCTAATTGGAGTTAGTGATACATACGCTAATAAACTTGATCCGATTTTAGGTAAAATTGCAGTTTACGATTTTAATATTAAACAATTAAATGAATCGTTAAAAACAAATGCAAAAAATACAAAAGATGCTGCTGATTCTGGAGATGAATATGTAGATAAAATTAAGGGTAATACTAAGATTATACAAATAAGAAGTGGTTTAGTAAAAGAGCTTAATGATAGAACTAAAGATTTAGCCAAAGAAAATTCTAAATTAACTGGCCCATCAAAATTAAAATTAGTACCAGAGCAAATAACCTCTGATTTAGATAAATACACAAAAGCGTTTGAAGATGCTAGATTAAAATTAGGACAAATATTCTTTGATCCTCTTAGAGACGCATTTACAAATTTTTTAGACACTGGCAAATTTACATTTGAAGAATTTTCTAAAACTGTTATAAATTCTGTTAAAAGAATTATAGCACAATTAGCAGCAACTCAAATTGTTAATACATTAGCTAAGTTAGTTTCTGCTAGTGTTGCAGCAACACCTGGGGGTGGAATATTAAGTGCATTAACAAGTTTAGCGCCTAATTTTGGAAGTGGGCAAAATTTTAATTCATTTTCTCCAAGAGATCCTTTTGGAGGTAATGTAAATTTTGTACTTAGAGGAAGTGATTTGATAGGATCAATAAATAGAACAAACGCACAAATAAATAGAGTAGGATAATGGCTTTAGCTTTAAAATATACTATGTCTTTCAAAACAACAGAAAATGTTGATTGTAAAGTTGAATTTCATATTGAAGGATATAGTGGAAGTGCTATAACTATTAATGCAGCAGAAAGTCCATTTATCCTTAGAGAATATAATACAGATGACGATATTTTTAAGCCAGTTAGAGGCCAACAAGCTGATATAAATATAGTAGCAAGTTCATCATTAAATATTGATGATTTTATTGGCAATTCAGATACATATTGCAAAGTATATTTTTACTATTATGATTTAGTAACACCATTTTGGGAAGGCTGGCTTTCTCAAGATGATTTGCAGCAAGAATGGACTGATCAAAATAAAATAATATCATTAAAAGCATCTGATGGATTTGGTTATTTAAAAAGCCAATATTATGCTGACTCAAGCGGTAATGAGGTTAGAGGAATTAATACAATATTCTCATATATATATAATTGCTTATATAATACATCTGGTTTTGATATAAGAAGATTATATTTTATAAATAGCTTATTTAATGATGCTATTGATGATACATCTGATGTAAGCCCACTTGGACAATTATATTTGGATGCAAGAACATTTAGTATCGGTGATGGAGAATATGATGATAAATATACAGTGCTTGAGAAAATAAATAAAGCATTTAATCAGACAGTATTCCAATATGCAAATGGTTTATATACTTTAAGAATAGAAGAATTATATAGTCCAACAAGTACAAATCTTAGAAGATATAGATATAACGCAATAGGATTCCCAAGTCAATGGTCATATACTTCTGTAAGATATGATGTCAATATAGGAGTCAATCAATCTGTAAAGCCTATTGAGCCTAAAATGCTTAGAATGGTTAATAGGAACATAAAGATGAATGAAAATGACTTCTTTTATAATTACCCAACCGAATTTGTAGAAAATCAGAATTTTAAAAGAGGGACATTATTAAGTTCTACTTCTAGCTTAAAATCATATTCCGTAAATGATTGGGATTTTCTAACTGGGACATTTGCATCTCCATCAAATTCTACTGGAACAAAAGCTCGATATGATGAATTAGATACTAATGGTTATGTTATAGATTCATATATACAAGGAGATTTTGGAGGTGGTGAAACAAGTGTTTATTGGAGATGCACGCCAGCATATTGTTACAAAAATGATACAATAGATTTATCATTATTATGGAGTCCAAAAGTTAATCTAGTAAAAACAGATAAACTAACAATAGCTTATGTTTATTTAAAAGCTGGCCCATCTTCTTATTATTTTTTAGATGATAATGGTAACTGGAATCCACATACAAGCCCAGCAGTAGGTTACGAAAGTTTGACAGTTAAAGCTGACGATAATACTACTTTTACCAATGGTAGGTATTTAGAAAAATCTGTACTATCTAAGCCTTTACCATCTGCTGGATATTTATATATCATATTTTATGGTAATGGTAGATATTCGCAAGTACAATTAAGATATCAAGCTGCATTAGCCAATGTTACAACATCTAATGTTGCTGGATTTAAAGAGACTTATACAAAGTCTGAAGATATTAGACAAAATGATATTCAAGAATTATATTTAGTTGATACTGGATTACCAGCACCAGCAATTGGGAATACCAATGTAATGGGTTCAATTATATACTCACCAGGTACTCCTGGAACAAGTGCTTCACAACCTACTGAACCAGATTGGTATAGGTTAAGATATAATTCAGAAACATTTAGCTTTTTAAGGCAAAACTTAACGGCTAGATATAATTTCAACAAATTTAATCGTACAAAAATAGATGCAAACTTTTATGGAGTTGCAAATGGCAATACTCCAATAGGCTTGCTTAATACATTTATTTTTACAGATGATGATCCTAACAAAATTTATTATCTTGCTAATCTAAAGGAGATGGATTTTGCAAATAATACTTGGAGTGGAACGCTGATTGAGGTTTGGGACACATCACGAGATACAGATACTGCAACTACTTATCCAACTTACGCTAAAGATTTCTTATATAAATAATTATGGCAGACGTAGTAAAAGCAGAAGGTTTAGTTATAACGCTCACTAAAAGTGGTAATGTTTATCCGCTTGCGTGTACAAAGGATGCTACATTAAGTATTAGTAGGGAGATGCTTGCACTCGCTCCTAAAACAGATGGTAAGTTTAGAGAGTTCATTCCTTATAAAAGACAATTTACGATAAGCGGAACTGGATTACTTAAATTAAGCCAATCATTTATGCATGGCTTCCAAATATTTGATTTATTTGGATCGTCAGACACAATATACACAGCTTATCTAGACATAATAGATGCACAAAATAACTTTTACGTTTATAAGTTTAATTGCTATTTTACAGATATTAGTTTAGAGTCAACTAGCGGAACGAACTTCGCAACATACTCTTATACTCTACAAGGAACTGGCGGGTTTACTATTGCATCTGTTTACGCATCTCCAACGGTTGTTGCTGGTCAAGTAACTGCAAATGATCCAGATGTTTATAAATTAGTTGCGGTAGGAATAGAAGGCAAATGGTACTATAACTATACTGTTCAAGGCACTTCACCTAACTTTTACATAAATATTGGTACTCAATTTAATGGCAAAACGGCGAATCTTGTGTATTTCGCAATATAAAAAAATTATGTAATTTTAGTTATCATGGAAGCAAATTTCTGGGTAGTTATAGGGTTTCAAACAATTGGCCTTGCTGGCATTGGAATTAAGATTTATACCGACATGAAGGTAAAGTTTCGTGAACATGATTTGAGGCTCAAGACTCTTGAGAAAAAGGAAGATGAAACCGCCCATCAATTTAAGGATATTATGCAAGCCTTAAATGAGATTAAATTAGAATTAAAAGATAAAGCTGATAGATTATGATACCAGAAGTTAATTTAAAGTCTATAAAAATTGGCGATACTTATGTATTGCCTTTGGAGTTTTATAGCGATGAATGTGAAGAAACACCAATTAACGTAAGTGCTTATACCTTTAAATTAATGGCCAAAAATAGTGCTGGAGTTACTCAATTTACATGGAATAATGCTGACTTTGTAAGCATTGCTACAAACAAAAGAACGGTAACATTATCTAGTGCAACCACAACGGCTTATAACGCTGGAGATTTCCAATATGAATTACAAGTAACTACACCCGATGGCGTATTTACTTGGATGCAAGGATATATTAACGTATCAACACAAATAACCAGCTAAAATGGTTTATGTTAAAATAAATTATAGTGTATCGCAACCAGTCATAAAAATAACTTATGACGAATCTCCTATATATATAAAAACAACCGAAGAGCCAGTTTATGTAAAGGTTTTATATAGTGGTGTAGAAGGTAACAAGTTTTTATATTGTACGGTTAGGAATCAAACTGGCGTAACTATTACAAAAGGATCAGTAGTATATATAAGCGGTGCAACTGGTAATAGAGCGCTTATATCACTTGCCGATGCTGACATAGAGTCAACATCATCTAAGACATTTGGCATTTTACCAGTTGATATACCAAATAATGAAAGTGGGATAGTTGTAACGGCTGGTGAGATAAGTAATTTAAACACATCAGCTTATAACGAAGGGGATTTGTTATGGCTAAGTACAACGGCTGGAGGATGGGTTACAACGCCGCCAGCAGAGCCAGCGCACGCCGTATTTTTGGGTTATGTTATTAGATCACATCCTAACTTTGGTGTTGTTGAGGTTAAAGTAATTAATGGGTTTGAGCTTACTGAACTACATGGAGTTTTAATTAATGGTGTGCAAAATAACCAGGTATTAAAATATAATAGCTCAAATTTATTGTGGGTTAATAGTGGAACGGTTGGGTTATCTAGCATACCAGCTACTATAACATCAACTGGTGTTGCTGGAGACATAAAAGCTGATTCAAATTATTTATATATCTGTACTGCTACAAATACTTGGAAAAGAGTAGCAATATCTTCTTGGTAATATGATAACAAATAGAATAAAAAGAGGCGGTAGTGGTACTTTACCAAATGGTGCGCAAGGCGAGCCTTTGTTCACTACCGATACTTATGATTTGTATATTGGTAAGGGAGATGGCACTAATCAGAGGTTTCAAAAGTATTTAACCAATCCAGTTACGGGAACTGGTACAACAAACTACTTATCTAAATTTACTGCTGCTAGTACAATAGGCAATAGTTTAATATATGATAATGGTACAAATGTTATAATAGGTAGTACAACTCCTTCTTTAACATATACAAGTGAAAAATTAGCTTTAGTAAGTAATTCAAATACATATTTAGAGATTAGAGGTACTACTCAAGCATCACTTGTTTTAACTAAACAAACACAAGCGGCAGCTAATAAGCCAGATGTTGAGATTTTTAATAGTGGGAATTTTGGTATAGTTATATATAACCCAACTATTGTAAGCTCTAACTATTTAATGTATTATGCCGCTGATTCATTATCTAATAGATCGCTTTCTTTTCAAACGGAAGGAAGCAATAGATTAACATTAAACCAAGATGGAACTATAAGATTAAATGCTTATACAACAAATGGTTTTGTTAAAACAACAAATAGTAATGGCACATTATCTATTGACACATCTGTAATAACTGGTAGCGGAACTGCTAACCAAGTTACATATTTTACTGGTACAAATGCAATAGCTGGTAGTACATTTTTAACACTAAATTTAACTGCCGACAATGGCTATTTAATTCTTACTGGAGGTGCTACATATAAAAATGCTGATATTTGGTTAAATAGGTTAAGTAATTCTTGGGAGAACGCAATTAGATTTCAAACTAATAGCGTTACTGATTGGTATGTAGGATCAAGTGCTACTGGTGCAAATAATGATTTTGAGATATATAATTATGGCACTAGCACAAATGGAATTAAAATTGCCAAGGCTACAAATAACGTTACATTAACTGGCGCATTATCTGGTACAAGTGCGACTTTCACTGGTGATTTAACGGTTGATACAAATACATTATATGTTGATAGTACTAATGATAGAGTAGGAATACAATCAAATTCACCAAATTATGTATTACAAATAGGTGGAATTAGCATTGGAGGAGGTACGGTATCAAATTTTAACGGAATAGCATTAAGGAGTGGTGGTTATTTAAACACAACACAAAGAGCTGGATTTTTGATACAAGCTGGTATTGGAGATAATACATCTAATACAATATGGATGCAGCACGTTATTAGGGATGGCTCTGGAGGTGCATTAGCTCCATCTTCTTTAGTATTTTCGCAAGTATCACAAGCTAACCCACCAGTAGAGACCGAAAGAGTTAGATTTCATCATAATGGATATGTTGGTATTGGTAGCAGTTCCCCAACCGCAAAATTAACAATTAGCGGAACAAGTGCTGCTGCTGCTATTGATTGGACTAATACTACTGCTACAACTGGTAGAACATTTAGATGGGTGTCTCTTAATGCAGGAGGTTTTGCAATTGAAGATATAACTGCATCAGCAACAAGATTTACAATTTCATCAACTGGAACTGCTACTTTTAATGGGGATTTAATTGTTGATACAAATACATTATATGTAAATAGTACAACTAATAGAGTAGGTATTTCAAACTTATCTCCTTCATATAAATTAGATTTAACTTCTTTAGGTTATGGTATTCAGCACTATGGAGATGCAAATAATTATTTAAGAACTTATGCAGGTTCTAACTTTCAGATAATTGAATCAAATGGTACTAACCAATTTGGTTATAATAATGGAAGTTTTTTTATTCAAACTTCTTCAACAAATAGATTAACTATTGCATCAGGCGGTTCATCTACTTTTAGTAGTAGTATAACTGCTGCAACTGCAATTGCAAGAGGTGTTAATATAACATCTACTCTTGTCGCTGCTGCAAATAATGATGTACTTGTAGGATTAGATATTGCACCAACATTTACAAATGGTGCATTTACTGGAGTATCAAATATTGCATTAAGAGTAAATGATTTATTAACTGGTACTACTGCAAACTTTAATGGTTTTGGAATAAATAGTAATCCAACATCACTTGGTACTTCTCAATCATTTGTAAGATTTTTAAATACTGGTGGCGATTTTTATGTTGGATTAGAGAGTAGCACAAACGGAGGTTTTTTTACTGGCTCTACTGCTTATGATTCTGTTATATTTAGTAGCACACCTTTTAATGTAATATTATCTAACACATCAAGATTAAGAATAACAACAACTGGCGCAACCTTTTCAGTACCTATATCTGGTACAAGTGCTACGTTTAGTTCTGATGTTGCAACAACTGCTGGATTTTTTAATTTTCAAAATAACTATGGCATACAAGGTAGAAATGCTGCAAATAGTGCATATAGAATTGTATTAAAATTAAATGCAAGTAATCAAATTGAGATTGGTAGAGATTCAGATATTGCTGGTATTATACTTGGTACTGCATCTGCAACAAATGCATTATCAATCGCCTCAACTGGCGCAGCTACTTTCAGTAGTACAATATCACTTGCTGATGACTTTACATTAAACTCCGCAAACCCACAAATTAAATGGGCGAGTGGAAACCTACGATTTACTTCTGTTGCTGGAGGTGCCGATAGAATGGTATTAACAAGTGCTGGCGCAGCTACTTTCAGTTCGAGTGTTACGGCAACTTCAGAAACAACATCATCATCTTTAGTACAACAATGGTTATATAGTGGAAATTCAAATTATAAATTACAACTAAATACAATAGTATCTGCTGGACTTGTAAAATATTCATTTGATTTAACAAATAATAGTACTGCTTATTCAAATAATTTAGTATTAGATAGAGGTAATGTTGGTATTTCAACTACTAATCCATTAAATAAATTACACATAGATGGCAGTAGTGGTATAAGAATATCAGATGCAACTGGGACAAATTTTAGAGGAATAACATTTGGAGCAACTGCGGCTGATGCGGCAGAATATTCATACATAAAATGGCAAGCAAGTACTGGAGAAATGAGAATATACGCCAATACTGCTGGATTTGGAGGATTTATGTCATTTTACTCCAATAATGCAGAAGCAATGAGAATTAATAGTACTGGTGAATTATTAATAAACTCAATAAGTGATGCTGGAGCTTATAAATTACAAGTAACTGGTGATTCATATTTTACAAATTCTGCTGCTACTGGTGCAAACATAATTTTAAAAGCAACTGGAGCAAGTGCATCAGCACAATTACAATTGATTGGCGGAAGTCAAACTAACCCATATTATATTTATACTGATAGCACAAGAAATCTTATTTTCCAAGATAATGCAACAGAAAGAATGAGACTAACTGCTAATGGACAAATAAATTATAGTCCATTATCTCCTTATGTTACATCTACAACCGTTGCTGGTACAACTAACTTAACACCAACATTAAATACATCAGATACTTATATTTTTATAGGTACTGCTGCATCAGCATACACATTAACATTAAATAACCCAACTGGTACTCCAACACAAGGTCAAAAAATGATCATGCGTTTTAAAGATAATGGCACACAAGTTATGTCATTATCATGGGGTACTCAATATAGGGCATCAAGTGATTTGGCTTTACCAACTGCAACAACGGCTGGTAAAACTTTATATTTAGGATTTATATATAATAGTACTGATACTAAATGGGATTTAATCGCTAGACTAAATAACTTCTAATGGCTACACAATCTTTTACAACATCTGGATCATGGACTTGCCCAACTGGGGTAACACGAGTTACCGTAGAATGTTGGGGAGGCGGTGGGCCAGGAGGTAATGCAAGTAATGGCGCTACTGCTGGTAAAGGCGGCGGCGGTGCTGGTGGCTCTTATGCAAGAAAATTAGTTACGGTTACTCCTGGCACATCATACACCGTTACGGTTGGCGCACAACAATCAACAAATGCTACCAATGGTAACCCATCTTGGTTTAGTACAACTGGGACAGTATTTGCTGAAGGAGGTGCTTATGGATCGCCAGCGGTTGGAGGTGGTATTGGATTAGGTGGTGCTGGTAGTTCAGCTCTTAATATTGGCGATGTTGTATATGCTGGTGGTAATGGTGGTACTGCAAGTACTGGAGTTTTATCTGGTGCTGGTGGTGGTGGGGCTGGTTCAAATGGCGTTGGTGGTAATGCCAATATATCTACTGCTGGTACTGGCACTGCATTAGAAGGTGGTAATGGTGGTGGTGGTACAACTGCTGGATCAAATGGATCGCCTGGTAGTGTTGCTGGTGGTGGAGGATCTGGAGGGTGTGGTAATAGTGCAACATTAAGAACTGGTGGTGCTGGTGCAAGAGGATTAGTAATTTTAACATGGGGGTCATTAGAAGAAACAACTGGATTTTTTCAATTTTTTAATAATTAATATATGAGCAAATTTTGGATTATATCATCGATGGATACTGCACCTTCGGAAGATGGACTTACTGATGTTGTAAAAATAATACATTGGCGTAGAGATGCTGAAGAAATAGATGGCGATAAAACTTATTATGCAGATATTTATGGTGCAATGGGATGCGCAGCACCAGACCCAATGGCGTTTAAGCCTTATAATGAACTTACTTTTGACGAAGTATGTGGATGGCTTGAATCAAATTTAGATACTGCGGCTCTTGATATGGCCTTAGATGCACAAATTGAGAATCAAAAAAATCCTCCAATTGTAACTTTACCATTGCCTTGGAATGAAAATATTATTTAACTTACATAAAATTTAAACTATGACTTACAGAGATTTATTCGTATTAATCGAAAACATTAAACTAAATCTAAACGAACAAGAAACAAAAGGACAGAAAAAACTCTTTAAAATCTACGAAAAGCTAAAGCCATCAATTGATGAGTTTCAAGCCAAAATTGATGACGCAAGGCTTGACAATGCTGCGGTTGATGAGAAAGGCAATTTGATCCTTAACGATAAGGGAGAATATAACTTTAGCAAAGAAGGGCTTAAAAAACTAAAAGCTGATATTAAAAAGATTGAGGAAAGTGAATTTGAGTTTAAGAAAATAGAGGTAGCTAACCCTAATGGTTTAGAGCCTTACTTTTTCTTAAAAGATTGGGTAAACGGAGTAGAATTACAAGAAGAACCTAAAAAAGAAGAAGAAGAACTTTGAGAACAGTAAAAGAAGTTGGTCGGAATTATAGCGCGGATATAGATATACCGAGTGCTAGTATAGATTATAACACAACAAGTGTTACAACGAATACCGCTATTACTCAAGATAGTGGACTTGTAACACTTGCGGTTACTTGCTCAAGCACCGACATCACTATATCTTTACCTACCGCTGCTTCAAACCAAGCCGCGTACAACATTATAAAAGTTGACTCAACGGCTAATAAAGTGATTATAGATGCCGATGGCGCGGAGACAATTGATGGCGATGGCACTATATATATTTACGATCAATGGGATTTTGTGCAAGTGCAAAGTGATGGCACAAATTGGGTTATATCTAATTGTAAGTTAAATTTGAAATGGTAATGAAATTTGGACTTAAATATTATTGGCATCCTACGCCAAAGAAAATAAGATTATTTGGGGATTCTTTAGCCGCCGCTAGTGTATTCGCATCAACTATGACTATACTAGAAGGACAAAAAGAGATTGCAATAATCATTTTTATTAGCGGATGGGTGGGCAAATTCCTCTCAAATATGTTCGCTGATGATAACAAAAAAGCTGATAACAACTCTCCCGAAGCAAGTAATTGATGAGCTACCGAGTGTTATAGATCAATTTAAAATAGATAATAAGCTAAAACTAACCCATTTTTTAGCTCAATGTGCGCATGAGAGTGGTAACTTTAAATTCACTCGT